GATTACTTCATGCTCGTGGAACACGGCGGTCCTCCAATTCGATGATACGACAATATCGGATAGATTCTGTGCAATATGATACTGAGAGAAGCGGCTCACCCTTTTACCGGGGCGGGCCGCTTCTCTTTGCGGGGAGGCCGCAAGTTGAATTGCGCGGGTCGCATAGCCGCCTCTCTCGATGATTTGAGCGCATACACTCGTGTTGGCCCGCGCAAACTTGATTATACAGCGGGCGGCTACCCTTCCCCTTGAGCAGCACGCCCGCGCTCGCCCGCTGGAGGTGTGGCGGGGAGGTCAGTCAGGTTCCGGGACAACGCGCACGTTCGCCTTGAGAAATTCCGTTGTATTCTGGAACGCACGCATGAGAACGGAGGGATCGATGTTCAGCGGATAAACACTGCCTGTCCTTGCCATGCCAGCCATAACGCAATCGGCTATAAGCTCCAAAACGTCGATAAGATTCACGTCTTCGGGAACTCCATCGGCATCAAGGAGATGATGCCGGTTAATATGCCGATGCTCATCCCACCAAGCTGTTTCTTTGAATCCAGTCAGAAAATCACGGTGAAATCCATCGATATTTGAGAGTTTATCGGCGTCATGCCATTCAGCCTGTTCGCAAAGCAGGATTCCGAAAAATCCCATTGCGGCCTGAACGTCTCCGATATGCTGGCGACTGCTTGCGAGGAGCGTTTCTTTGCTCACTTGCGAGAAGTCGCAGGACCGCGTGTCTGCGGTTTTGCTGGGGTGTATGGTAATCTGCATCTCTACTTATCCTCCTCGAACAGAATTACATCAGCCTCAGCCCATCCTTACGGCGGCATGGCCCGGTGCCAGGTTCGCGCCCGCCACAGTCCCATAGGCCTGAAATCGCCCGTACAGGCCACGGCGGAGGCTGCGAGGATACTTACCAGCCCCAAGCACACGAGCGCGCCATCCAGTCCCACCCTGAGCACGGCGTTTACCTTCCTCGCCAGCCATGCGTGCGCGGAACGCACGTGCAGCCAGTACGGGGCGAGAACGGCGCGGAATCTCCACAAAATCATAGGCAGCGCCGCCATCAGAACCGTGAACGCTAAGCCGAGCAGGTCGCCGTTCAGCAGGCCGTGTGCCGCTATCGGTTCCGGCGCGGCGTAGGGAATCGAATAGAGCGGGGCGGTCATGCCTTCCAGCCTTTCTTCAGTTCGGCGAGTGCGGCCTGTTCGCGGGCGAGGATGCGACTTGCCACGCAAAGATCACGAACCGTGCCTACGATATGCTTAATTTCGTTACGCGCAATGTGGTCGTAAACGCGATGAAGAAGAATATAGCAATCTCCAGCCGCGCATCCGCACTCGCCTTCCACCTGCCGAAGCTCCTCTTCGCGCTCTTCGTTAGTCATCATACGGTCAAATCCTCCTTGATTCCCAGCACCGTCAGCACCGCGGACGGAACCCAGCGGCTACGATAGTTTTGCCGGACCCACTCCTTCACGCGCTTGTCCTGAGCCGCGGCAACTGTGTCCGCCAGCTCCAGTCTTGCCAACATCCTCTCCCATTGCGGCGGGTTGTCAGGAACCGGCGCCCGCGCTCCCTGTACCCAGGATGGATTGCCTCGCGGTTTGGTCATGGCTTGGGAGTCTCCTCTGTTTGCTTTCGTTGCTCGACTCGGACCCAACGTAACTCGAAACCCAACCCTGCCGCGACCCTCGGGCTCACCGCCTGGCTCCCTGACTTCATCGCGCGCAGGTGCGCCGCATCGACTCCCAGTTCCCTTGCCAACACCGCGCCGTTGCCATGGCCGGCCATCCGCCGGTCGAGTTCGGCGAGGATAAGTTCCGGATTGGCTGGGCGGAGGGACATCAGGCGATTACCAGCGCTGATTCCAGCGGTCCAGCGCTGTCTGCTGGTCCTTGGCCGCGTTGATTGTGCAGCCGCAGTCCAGGTTGTCACATTTAGGCCAGAACTGCACGTGACGGCCCGATAGGTTTCTGAGTCCGTCATCGTTGGTGTGCAGGAATGCCTTTGCGCGGCACAGTGGACACGTTTTGATTTTTACATTGTCGCCTAGATCAACTTTCATTTTTCAGTCTCCAGTCTTCGATCATTCAAACCAATTCAGAGAAAGCCCATGCGCGGACGGTTCGCCAGAACAACCTTTGCATGGGCCTTCCCTGTCAGCGCGGGCAGCCAGGTCTTGCGCCCCCGGCCGCCCGCACCGCGTCGCAGCCCCGGCCCCGGCCCCGTCCTCGGGAGCCGGGAGCCGGGAGTGGAGGTCGGCCAACCCTCTCCCGTCAGCCGGAGCCGTGGTCTCAGGCGTGGGCGCGCCTGGGGCTGCTGACATCAAAGCCGTTTCAATCTCCTCGCAGCAGGTCGTCTATTCCCTGCCGAGGGTTTTGCAATCTTTCTTCGTGTTCCTCATCCCAGGCGCCAACCACCGCATCCAGCTCGCGCCCAGCCGATCGGCCCCGGCCATTGAATCGGATTCCTTCAATCCGATCATAAAGCGCAGCGACGACCTGCCGCGGAGGCGGTGGACAAGCAAGGTACCCATAGTGCCCAACCGACATCAGACTACCTCCTTTTTTGTTTCTTTGGCTTCTCTTTCCCTGGCCAGCCAGCCTTGTATCGCCCAAATCTGCCTGGCTACCACTCCGAGATCCAGCGCCGGCCGAGTTCCCGGCGGATCGCGTGGCTGAGGAGGCGGAAGGTCACTTCCGTGGTCCGCCTTATTTTTTGCCTCTTCCATAAATTACCACCCTTCCCCCGCCTTGTCAATACCATTCTCAAATTTATTTACAAACCTTTCTTGATTGCGAACTTTCGGCTTCACAAATTCCACAGCCACGCGCCGATCCAACTCGTACTTCTCCACGTCCTTTTCCCGGTACATCACCCGGCGGCCGAGTTTGAAGTACGCGCAGCCCTTCCCCTGGCTGCGCAGGTTCGCGAGTCGAGCGCGGCTGGTATGCCACCGCTCGGCAAGCTGGCCGGTTGTGAGAATCTGACTCACGAAAGTACCTCCGCGAGAAGGCGAGCGTTAGCAATGACCACATACTCCGGGGCCAATTCGATACCAATAAAACTGAAGCCTTCTCGCATGGCTGCTACACCTGTACTGCCTGAACCTGTAAATGGATCAAGGACCACGCCGCCTGGCGGGGTCACCAGCTTGCAGAGATAACGCATCAAGGCAAGAGGCTTGACGGTTGGATGGTTGTTGCCCCGCATCTTGACGGTATTGATGCCACTATTACCTGAATGCTCGGTATTTCCACGCTTTACTTCGGCTTGCGCTTGGTTTCCGTAAGCCAGAGGCACAAGAGTGAGGTCTTCACAACCTGTTTCGCGCTCAGATTTGCTGGCTTTGGCACAATAAAAAAATCGAGCAGCAGAACCAACATCGTTACGCGCCAAACAATCTAAAGCAGGTGCCATCTTTCCAAAGCAGCCATTTGGGGATTGCCTATCCTTTGTGTGTCCAATCAAATTTCCTTGTTGGCCTTTGCTATCAGGAAACAAACTCACCACCTCGTCGCTGCCATCGTGAATCGCATTCGCCGGCCAGCGGCCAAGTTGTTCGGCGTGTTGAACATTGTTGCGTATCGTCTCAGCATGAGCAGCGCGGATTTGTTCGTTCTTCATCCAGGGCCGAGTCCATCCTTCATTACCTTTCTGATCTGTCGTAGTTTCCTTTTCTGCTCCACCACCTAAAGCGTCATCCGTGGGAACCCGGCATCCATCGATATTCAGCGCCCCGGTTCCGTACTGCATCACATTCGCGGCCACCGTCCCGATCAGCGGCTTCCGCGCCACCACAATAGGACTGGTAGGGTCCGCACCGCCCTGCGGAACTCCACGTGCTGCCTTGTCAATCGCCTTCGACACATCCAGCGACTTCGGAAAACCACTCCCATAAATCCACATGATCTGGTCGCGTATCTCGAAGCCCGCATCCTCAATCGCGCACGCCAGCCGGTGATAGGTTCTGCTCCCGCCAAACGCCAGTAGATGCCCGCCCGGCTTAAGAACACGTAACGCCTCGCGCCACATCGAAACAGAATAGGCAATGCCGCTCGTGTCCCATGCCTTGCCCATGAAGCCCAACTCATAAGGCGGATCAGTGACGATGGAATCCACAGACTCATCCAGAAGCTCATGTAGCTTCTCCAACACATCGCCTTGTATAATTTTCATTCTGTCCACGGAACACCGCCCCCAATGTACCTGTCGAATTCTCTCCGTAAAGTTTCCAGCGGCGCTTTGAAATAGGCGTAACTAGTATCGCCTTCTTTCAAACGCGCGCCGATCTTCTTCTTTTCAAAACTCGGCGCCATCTGGCGAAGCACCTTCCCAAAGTTCACATCGTTAGGCAAACGGCCTTTGATATTGCGGTTGCCCACCCAGCGGCGAAGCGCATCGCGCAGCCGGTTAGAGGGGATCGCATCTGGCCACTCCCCTCCCCAATCACCCCCGGCGATGAGTCCGGCCGCCAGAGTGTCGTACCACCACTGAGGCACAGGTTCCAAAGACGAAATTTTCTGCGATACCAGGCCCACGGTATTGGGAGCTAGATTCACATCCTGCGTAATTTTGTAATCCAGCAGGTAACGAAGCAGATGTGCGGCCCCGCCTTGTTCGTCGATGCCCAGGCGCATCTCCTCGAAATACTTCCTGTCCTGTTTGCGGCCCTCTCCCACCTCGAAGACTGCCCATCGGCGCTCATCGGCACTGGCCGGCACCAACCATTCCTCATTGCCTATAACGACCACCCTGGTCAGATTCCTGACCGTAAAAGACTCCTTGCCCTTTAGCTCGATAAGATGCTCCGTGCCAGTCACCAGATCCTTGACTACACCCTCTGCCTCTTTGTCCCCAGACCAGAACGCTTCGTCAAGCACAAACATCAGGCAGCGCTGCAGGTGGGAAGTGAAGTTGCCGACCAGGTAACGACGCCGGGAAGTCGTCATGGCGTGGCCACCCAGCAGCCGGGCGATGCGCTCCACCAGCGCGTTCTTGCCCACTCCCTTGCCGCCACGGAAGACAATGGCCACCAATGGCTTCTCGAAAGGCTTTTGCACCAAGTGAGCAAACCATCCGGTAAGCCAATCAGCCAACTTTTTGTCCTGGTTGCAGACGTTCTCAAAGAGATGCTCTTTCCAGCGCTCGACCATTGGATGACCGGAAACTTCCGTCGGCTTAACGGCAAAACCCCGCCACATATTGAACCAGCGAGGGCCCGCGTCTATCTCTGGCTCAAAGACCATACCATCGAAACTTCTCCGGCCCGGCCACTCCATCCATAACTGTGCCGTGGCCTTAGTCTTGTCGCCGATCTGCATTTTGTTGGCGGCATGAATGTCGAGAAAGGATTGCTTGTTCATCAAATGAAAGGCATAGTCGCCTTTTCGGTCAGTGGTCTCCCAGAGAATGTTACCCGAGCCGCCGGCAAAGACAAAGGCAAAATTCCTGTTCAGCTTTTCAAAAGGATGAAGGCCCTCCAGCAGGTTTTCCGATTTTTCTTCCACTGAAGGAAAAACAGCTTCCGGCGCCGCGGCTCCCTGGGGCTCCTGGCCGTACTTGAAAGCATTGCGAATCTTCGTTTCGAGGTCTTCTTCGCTCCATGGGGGAGAACAACGTTCATTCCAAGAAGCCATTAACTCGATCGCCTGATCAAGGGAGCAGCCAAAATCCTTTAGGAGCAGGGCCGTGTGATAGGTCTCCGCATCCCCGCCCTCGCCCTCGACCGCGACACGAGCGTGCTTTTCCAGCCATTCCTTCGCCCTCTGCGCAGCGCGTTCGGAGTCCACACCGGGTAACGCCTTTGGCTCACCATCGGAACGCTCTTTGGCCGCGCCAAGACGCTGGATCAGCCACTCGGGAGCTGGCGCAATCCGGACTTTGCGAGAGATCATGTATTCCTTACCATCGATCACACTACCGGGGCCTACGACGTATCCGCCAAGCGAGCGAATATCCAGACCCTCGCCCAGCAAGTCTACGCCCTGCTTCAACGCTGTAGCCACCCGGTAAAAAATATGCCTCCCGCCAGACGGCGTGAGAACTTCAAAAGTCGGCGGCAACTCAAAGCCCTCTATCTCCAACTGAAGAAGGGACAAATCACCACGCTTTTTTGACTTAACATCAACATCCACTACTACCAGAGCTTCGTCTGTGCCGAAGTGACTGGTGCTGATCCCGATATTTTTTTGCTGCCCGTTCCACCAGGCTTTAATCCGCTTGGAGTCCGTGGTCGCCCTGCGCGGATAATCCTTGATCGCGGGCAATTTGGAGCCGACGGCACATGGAAAAACATGAAAGCCGCTGGAGGCTAACAGGACCGCGAAGTCTGATTGAGAAGTGGACACTTACTCACCCTGAGAAAAGTAGAATTCCAACATGCAGTTGAAAGCCGCAGCGGCCAAGTGCGCCTGCAACGTGCCGAGTTTGTCGTGGGGCTTCCCATCTTCGTAATTGGCAATGTGCCGGTAAGCGTGGACCATGTTTGCCTGGTGCCGCGGGTGCTTGCGCGTCCGGTCTCCGTTGACCTCGATCGCATCGGCACCGAATTTTTCATGCCCAAGGCGACCAATATCGTTCATCAGTTCGAGGAACTCTTCATCGAGGAATTCAAAGTTTTTCATACCGAGGCCTCAATACTTCTCGCTTAGATCACGCAACCAAAAAAGTTGTTTCACGCTAACCGGCGCAAAGTCGCAACCCATTGATTCCACAAACCTGCGTTCGCCGGGGGTCATCTGGTTCAGGCAGTCCTGAATACGGTCTACGATTCTGGACGCTTCCTGCCGCCGTTCCTGCGGCGTCAAAGTAGATTCTGATAAGTCGTTGTAGCTCATTTGCGATACCTTTTTCCTTTCCAAGCCTCTGCGGCCAGGGGTAGCCCCGCTGCCCACGCAGGGGTCTCCGACATGATCGCGGTCATACGCCCCAACGCATAAGCGGCGCGAAACTTTTGAACCTCCGCCACGATTTCATCATGCACGTGCATGACTATCTCTATCCCCTCGGCTTCAACCGCTCGCATCGCATCTGCCAAGAGGTCCCGTGCAATCGCCTGAGTCATGTTCTCGGCAAGCGACCCGCCGTAAGTTGAAACCCTTTGCCATCTTCCCCGAGCATTCGGGTCAGGGAGAACCTTTGCTTTCTTTTTCTGAGTTTGATCGACTACAGTCATGAAAGTGAGTTGCTCTTTCTCCTCACCCCACGGAGTCATGACCATTCTCAACTCGGGATAGGGATAGCACAGAGCGCGACCGCTGGGCAAGAGAGTCCACAGGAACGATCCAGCCTTGCGGAATCTAACCTGACGGCCGCCAGCGCCGGCACTCGTGACGTTTCCGTTGCGCATGGCGCCAAGGACGGCCTCTTCAAGGTCGTACCAATAGTGGACGATTTTTTGATTCGCAGCGCGCCATGCTTTTTTAATCTCGTCAGCTTCGTCATCAGAAATTTTGACGTTGTATGTTCGAGCCATCGCCTGGAAACCCCCGACGCCCGATCCGTATCCTAAAGCAAGGATCGCGACTTTGCCCCGCTGACGCTGGTCCTTGGTTACCTCTTCCATTGGTACGTGGTAGATGCCCGCGGCGGCGTGCTCGTATATCTTGCCGTGTGTCCTGAACACCTCAAGCACACTCTCCTGCCCGGCCAGCCACGCGAGGCCACGGGCTTCAATAGCGGAGAAGTCGCAGGCCACCAGATCATTTCCTTCTCCGGCGATCAACATCCCCCGGATGCAATCAGAGACTGCATCCATGGATGGCCCATAGAACAGATCCAGCGAAGCTTTGTCGTCAAGCATTGAGAACATTGCTTCGATATCCTCGTAAGTAGTTTCCGGCCTCCCCCGGAAAAAATTCTGCGGCTGTACCCCTCGCCCAGCCCACCTGCCCGTAGACGCGGCGTGGAACTGGTGCATGTTTCGGATACGACCATCTGCCGATGCCTTCTCCTGCATGGCGACCAATTTCGCAGTACCACTCTTCGCTGCCTCCTGGCGGAGTTCGAGAGCGCGGCGAACTGCCGGAGGAAGGCCAATTCGCACAATCGTTTCGCTATCAGCAAAAATCTCTTCGTCATCGGTTTCGGCCAAAGCATTCAGCACATCCGCCTTGGCCAAGCCATCCATCTCGACACCCTGGGATTTGATCCACTTGCCGAGCATCTGAACTTCATTACATGAGCCCACAATCCCGCCAGTGACCTTTAGCATCTCAGCGTTCAGTCGCTTCTGTTCGGACTGGATAATTACTATCGCTTTTTCGACACTGGCGAGGTCGCACATCACACCGCGGTTATTGATCTTGTAGTCCAGTTCCCAAAGGTCGCACTCGGACGGGGATATATCCATCAAACGCTCAAGACAAGCAAGTTCGGTGCGCACGTCCTGTTTGTTGTAACTGTAAAGAGCGAAGAACTTATCAAAATCGTCCTCGCGCCTCCACATCGATCCGTCCTTCTTTGGCTTTGACAATTGCAGCATGATCCTGTGACCGGCAGCATCTTTACGTTGGTCCACCCCGAGCGCCGGAGCCGCGTCTTCGAGCGCACCGGGCAGCGCCATGGCGTAGGCCCGGACCATGGAACAGCGAACCTGGTGGATGGGAAGAGGGGGCCAGCCGTATTTTTTGACGCAGCAAAGATTCCATATCGCCAACTCAAACGCCGCGTTCCAGGCCGTAATGATGCCGCCGGATTCTATATGTGCGGCCAGGTCTTCAGGAAAAGGCTCGCCTTCGACCCAGGTCTTGACATGCTCAGAATCGGAACCATAAGAGATGCAATGTGCGCCAGTCGATTCGTCGCAGGCGTAGTTATGAAGGCCGGCGGCTTTCAGATCCACACGGGAATAACTTTCGAAATCGATGCCGAAGGAGATCATAGGGGGTTCTTTCTAATGCGCGACGGACAGTGGTTAGGACAACAGATCGACGCATCCAGGAAGAGCCAACCCAGCGGGCTCCGGCAGCGCTTTGCCCGCAATGCCTTGCAGGTCGCCGAACATCCCGGTAGTGGACGAGAGTATTCTCTCGATCTGCGTGGCGCGTTTTGCCCACTGCCTCTGCATGGATTTTTGCTCGGCCGTCAAGTCTTCATTCATAGCGGTGAAAGATTCCACCAGCGCTTCGACCCGGCGCCGGAATTGGGGACCAGTAACGTAAGCGTAAACTTCCTCACTCTTGCTCTGCATTCCAGCCTGCACCTGTTTAGTGTTATGCACGGCAAGCAACGTGGCGCGCAGAGCAGTGGCCAGAGTGGTAGCCAATACCGGCGCGCATATCCACACGCTGTCGATGCAGCCAAAGGATGTGGCACTCAACTCCTCGGGCAGCGCCTGGCTCACAAGGACCAGTAGATCGGCCTGTGCTTTGCGTCCGTCTTCCCGCAACTTGGGCAGCCAGCCATCGCTCCAGTTCTTCGTGCGCTTGGACTCCCACAGAATAAGGCCACAGCGCGCGCCTGTAGGCGATGATACAACCTGGGAGCAATCGGCTCCGTTGACGCCTTTAGCGATCTCAGCGATGGTGTCAAAGGGGAACGCGGCCCGGAGTTTTGCCTCCAGATCCAGTTCCTGCGCCTCGCCCTGCGTTTGCTGGCTGCCTTGGGTGATCTTTTGGTTCAGCTCCTCGACCTTCTTCTGCATGGAATCAAGAAGCGTGTCCTTCTCCAGGAGCTTCAGCCGATAGCGCTCGTCCACGGCGGTCTCCGCTTTGGACGCGGCGGCATTGACTTGCTCCGACACTTGCTTCTGGATCGTCAGCTCAAGTTCCCTTTCACGGTCGGCCAACTCACGCTCCTTGCGGAGCGCTTCGGCTTGGGCGGCCTGGGCGTCAACCAACTTCAAGCGCAGATCGCCCATTCTAGCTTCCGCTTCGCTCGCACGATTCTGCGCAGCTAACAAGGACTCGGCAACAGCGTCTTTAGCTTCCAGTTTCGCAGCCTCGGCAGCTTCGTTACGCGCTTTGACTACCGCCTCGCTTGCCTTCGTCGCGAGATTGTCTTCGGCGCGCTTGTGCGCCGCATATAAGGAAGCTATCTGCTTCTCGTAATCGGATTTGGTGGCTGCCACTAACGGCCCCGCCAGGGCGGTTACATCGAGCGCGAATACTTCCCCACACTTGGGGCAAGTTACACCTGAAAACTCGTTTGCCATTTTTGTTCGCCTCTCAGTCTGAATGCACAAAAAATCGGGGGCCTGACCGATTCAGACCCCCGTTCCCAGGAGGATTTATCCGAAGATCGAAGTCGCGGTCTTGCCCGTAG